TAAAAAAAAAAAAAAAAAAAAAAAAAAAAAAAAAGATATAAAAATAAAAGAATAACCAACACCCACTACTCTCTACTCCTATGTATTATATTTGGGGACAGCCAAGGGGGGGTAGGTTCATGGGGTTCTATGGCCTCATGGGTTCATGGGTTCATTATTCAAAAGAGTGCTTGCATCTATTATTGGGTCATGTTATTATCACGTATGATAGGGAAAATTGTGTCCACTGTACGAAGTGCACTATGCATGAGCCAAGTGGATATATCACACACTCTAGCCGGAGGTACTGTATGCCTGACGCACCTACAAGATTATGCTGTGGACAAAAGCACTATGGGCCTGTCTGCCCTGATGGGAAAGTACAGTGCTGTCTGTGTTTTGAGCGAGTAGCACAAGATAAGTTACACGCTCTACCGAATGGGCAACTTGAAGATGTGTGCCAGGTATGCGCAGATAAAGAGAATGGAGATACTGTATGACACGCGATGATATCAAAGCACTAATGAGATTAATCATGCGACTGGATAAGAGATACACAAGCATGTATTTGAAAGCAGACTCGACTGTTGCTGCTGTGGAACTCACTGAGGAACTCTCCATGTTGCGGCGTGTGTTAGTTGAGGCCATCGACACTGTGCATACCAATAAGAAGTGTGTCCGTCCTGAGGCTACTTACTGTGACCCTGACCATAAGGATTGTTTGAAGTGCACTGGCCTCGACATAAGAGGTGATAAACTACCTAATGAATAAGGAGACAAACTATGGCACATGGAAGGTAATGCCTTTCCTCGGGGATGAACACTATTAGCATACTACAGTATAAGGCTTAAGAGCCAAAGGCATACGGAACCACGATCATCGGCAATAAATGGCGACACTACGCGTCATAGCGTCGGGGCACGGAATACCGTTACCAAAATAAACTACTGTGTGTTAAGAAATGTCACCCCTCAGGAAACAACATTACTACCGTTAAACTTTAACCGTAGGAGGTTATGATGAACTGGACTATGACTATCTACTATCTAATCGTCGCAATACTTGCCAGTTATCTAGGCTTGGCACTATTGGATAACATCCAGGCTGTGGTAGCGAGGTTGCCACTATGACTCGCTACGAGGCTTGTATTGCTATCCTGGAACATAAGAAGGTAACCCACCCTTATGTACCTGCTCCAGAAGGATCGTACATCTTCTGGGATGACTTTAACTTCCGCTGGTGGAACGGTAGAACCCATAAGGCAGATTCGATCTGCGATATGCGCCCCAAGAAAGGATATGAACTGTTATGAATGAGCATGATAAAGTTATTCTTATGACCATTATCAAACAGGCAGAGGAACATTTAAGAGACTGCGACGCTAGTAGTATGTTACACGCTATCCGTGCTGAAAAGCTCCGCGTCCTCCAGATGCTCTACGACTTCCACTTGAACGACGAAGGTGAGGGCCACTGAGATGGGACGAGGAAGAGTAAAAATATGTCTTAATTGTGGCTCGGTTTGTCGCAACCCTATTGACATGCAGAACGGCCACGTATGTTCCGGGAAATGTAGAAAGCAATACATAACTGCAATTGCCGAACATTACTGTCACTGGTAGTCGAAAGGTACTAAGATGCGTGAAGACGTTGAAAAACTCAAGGCTCAGATGGCTATCTACAAGCGCGAAATGGCTTTGATTGCCGCTAAGCATATGATCCGTAAAGGGCTGCTCAAGGATCTGGAGATACTTTCTTTCAGCATGTACACTTGGTCGCCAAGGATACTATCATGAGCGGAGACATTCGCGAAGAGTGGCGTCTCAACGATATAGAACGCAAACTCAGCAGCATTGAGAGTCGGTTGTACGAACTGGATGAGATTCGCAATCTACGGCAACAGTTAAGTAATGCCAATTCAGATATCAATCGCGTCTCTGATGAGAACAGCAACCTGCGCTACGAACTGGAGAATGTCAACCAGACTCTGCGCTTACACCTTGAAGAACACGAAGCAGAATAATTAATAAAGAAGGGAGGTGATAACGTGGGAGAATATGCACGTCGAGGGTACAGGCCTAAGAATCGTCCGACATTCGGCAAAAGTGGCGATCGCAAGTAACCTTTACTTAGTAGAATGGGTACATATTTCGGTATGTACTCCTTGTACTAAGTAAGGCGGAATAATCCGCACTTCCACCCGTTCGTCGGGGGAAAGGCTCCACTCATGTCCATTCGACTTGAAGCACTCGCTGCTACAGCCCAGAAGAAAGCCGCCAAAGGGCGACCACGCCGGTCTGGTAAAGGTTCCTACAGAAGCGGTGCCGCAGGCATCGCCATAACTCAACGGAATAAGTTGAAGCGCCTTCTGAAGCATATCAAACGTAATGTTAAGAAGGGCTACCAGTGTGACGATGCTATTACGTCCTACTTGGATCATGGCGGTAAAGTGTTGCAACTGCCAAATGGAGGACTCTAGGCATGGAAAAGTTTGAAAAATACAAAGGTCGTAAGTGTATTCTTCGAGGCTTCCATAAGACTGGTCCTCACTATGGACAGGCTTACCTTGAGAGACATATCGGCAAAGAGTTTACAGTCGGTAAGTATTTCAAGTGGTGCCCTAAGCAGGGTTGCTTTGTCGGAGACTTACTGATTGAAGGATCGCCAAACCTCTTTGCAAGGGTCTTCATCACTTGGATTAAGGAGTCTTAAGATGGGAACAGTTAAAGTAACAGGCCGTGACTATCATGCCGGTAAGATGACTCTCTCTCAAGTCAAGCGTGCTCTGCGTCGTGCGCGTAAGGACATCGCCAAGGTCGAGAAGCTCGGCATTCTGACACTTCCTGGCCGCTATCGTATGCTGCGAGAGAAGGTCAACGCCTTTGAACGTCGCCTGGAGATCGCAGCACAGGGTAACCTCTACCACTGGGCTGGCATGTTCTCTGCTAAGCAACATGCAGAAGAGTTTGTAACTGAATAACAATAACAAAGAGCCCTGCCTTCACAGGTGGGGCTGCTTTCCTTTGTATAATATTTAACGCTAGGAAACGAAAGGATACTATGCGATGCCTAAGACGCACATATCAGCCTATTCAGGTACCTGCCAGTTCTGCAAGAAGGTCATCACAGATGAATACTTCTATCCGTGTACACAGCTTCTTTGCAAACACATCACTGACGAACATCCAGAGGAGTTGGCTGCCATCGCACAGCGCGAGCTACATCGAATCTGTACGAATCGCGTCTTTGCCACTCTTGACTCTGGAGTAAAGGAGTAGCCATGCCAAGTGAAGACTACAACTTCTGCCCTTTCTGTCACAGTATAGTGGAAGCCTCTGATGGCGAACACAACTGTGCTCCTGGCTCGAAGGGTGAAAATCTGGCTGACGACGCAAGAGATCTGGCAATTTACGAAGAACATGCCAGAAACTATGGAGGCACTCTTGAAGATACTCGCTAACAGCCCTCAAGATCAAGCCGACGATAAACTCAAAGGCCTGAGTCTTGATAAGTGGGAACGCCAGCTTCTGCCTGATGAGAGTGAACTACTCCACATCGTCATGGGCAGGACTGGTGTCTATTCTAACAACACCTACCGTAAGTGGACGGTTAGGGCTTTTCGTACTCAGCAGACAGCCGAGATCTTCGCAAAGGCCTGCTCTGAACACGCAAGAGATTGGGATAACTCCCGCAAGCATTCCGATGATAGTCCTCCCTTTGGTTGGTCACTCCTTGATCCTAACATGCTGTGCGCTTGGAACGGTACGCGCTACAAAGTGTATACAATACCTCTGGCTCTCTCTGCCAAGGCGTTGCTTGACCTTTGTGACACGTGCCCTATTTGCCATACGCAAGTAACCTCAACACCAGATGGTCGCATCTGTGAGAACGGACACGAGTTATGAGCAGACAACTAAATGCAGCCCAAAGGCTTGCTAAAACTGAGAGTGAAAAAGCTAGGAGAGATAGAACATCCTATGCTCCCCGCCACGGAGAACTCTGGGAAGATCATGAAATCCGCTGGCTATGGGATAGAACCTTAACCGACCACGAGATAGCCAAGGTTATCGGTCGCAGCGCCCACGCTATAGATGTAAAGCGCGGTACTATGGTAGCTGCTGGGGACTGCCCTATCGGTTGGACAGGTAAGACTGATGTCTTGCTGGAGCGTGTCTCTCCGGGAACTGATGCAGACGAGACCTGCAACGTGGATGGCTGCAAGGGAATCATTGAGACCTATAATGAACCTTGTTACTGTAATGCCACATCTATGCCTCCTTGCTCTGCTTGCGAAAACTCAAAATATCGCTGCGACACTTGCGATAGAGATGTAGAGCTATGAGTGACAAACTCAAAAGCGGCATCAACATCGGGCAGAACATCAGAGTCCAACGCTCTGCTGAGGTCAAGGAACTAACTGACCGCCACGGTAAAAAGATCATCTGTTCTCGTTGCCTTGACTATGCCGTACAGCGGGTCGGGTCTGAACGGCTTTGCCCTACTTGCTTACTAAAGCGTAAAGAACGGCAAGCGCATACGGCCCAGATGAGCAAGTGCCGCTGTGGGAATGTAATCAAGAAAGGTAATGTTCTCTGTGGCGCTTGCGCAGATATCAAGGCAGGGCATTCAGCCTGGCTAACGAAGCTTGAAGAGATCAAGAACCTTGACGAGATGAAGATATTCCTTCGTGAGGTACTTGAGGAATTGGAGATGATCTGATGGAAAAGCAGAAGCTTAAAGAAGCCCTCGAAACTCAGGTAATAGAGAATATTACCAAACCTATGGATGCTGTCATGGATTTTATCTGGCCCTTAATGGAGGCTTGCAGTGATCAATTGTCCACTGAAATGCTTCATGAAGATCTCTGTGAGATGCCTAACACCAGCAAGCAGGCTATCAAAAACTCTGATGATATGCGTATAGAGGCTCTTGATAAGGTCAAGGTTGAGACAGAGCGTTTGCACATTCTGGTTAAAGGCGCGCTGTGATCTGGCAATATCTCTGCTTCCGTTGGATAGTAGTATTAACCCTAATAGTAGGATTATTCTATGCGTTTTCCAAAGTGGTTGGGCTGCTCGTCTGAAGCCAGCGTAGTGATACTGATAGTGATTGTCATGGCTATTACTGCCTGCCTGTATGCCTACGACGATGATCGCGCACGAATCTTTAGCGAAGGTATCAGAATTGAACTGGAGGCTGTAAATGCTGACCGATAAACAGAAATTTGAAAATCGGTGGCACCACGACCGAGGCATAATTGAGGAAAGTCGTCGGACACTTACTAATCTTACCACGACGTTTTGTGGAACTGTTTATGCTCGTATGACAATCCAGCAGTTAGATTCACACTGTGATTATCTGCACAGACTAAACGATTCGAGGGCTATTGAACTCGGTCTTAACATCAAACGGTGGAGGCATGACGATGAAGGGTAAAGATCTTACAGTGAGGAAAGAGCGCAAGTCCGTGAAGGATATGACTCCTGCTGAATTTAGCCGCGCTAAGTCTGACGGCAAGCTCTGCTATCATCCTGTTGTTAAAGATGGTAAGCTATCCACTAATGATGGCCAGAACTATGATGTCATTAACAAGGGTGGAACCATCGTCAACGCTTGCAAGCCTCCGCGCATGAGTAAGAAAGCACGTCGTCTATGGCGGAAAGAACAACTTGCGCAAGATTGTCAGGGACAATGTGCTGGAGATCATAACGGTCCTTGCGGTGTTCCTGAGGAAGCTATGCCTTGCTGTCAAGAGGAGGCACTTAATGGCGGGCAAGCGGTATAAACTTGACTTAGTCCCTACAGATAATGGTCTTCCTGCTTGCGGCAAGTGCTGGTATCGCAATAGGAAATGTCCTAAAGGTGGGCAGGGGATGCTGGTTTGTGCCAGTACTGCACGGCCTAAGAATTATTATTGGAAACTGATGGAGGTTCACGATGGCTAAGAAAAAGAATAACAAACCCCTCACTAGGACAGGCTGTATCTTTGTCCTTTCAGGGATGCTTGTCACCCTTGAGCGTATCGAGAACTCGCAGAAAAGTTCTTTGGGTAAAGAGTTTGTACGCTCAACCTATGGCCCAATGAAGTGTTTGCTGCGCTATCTGAAAGGAAGCAGCCATGTTTAAATGCAACGACTTGTTAATACTAACATCACAAGATCCTTCTGCAAGTTTCGAGACCTTTACTCTAGTGCGGGCTGTGGACACTGCCGTAGCTTGGAGTAAGTATGTCCTCTGTGAAGCTCTCGCTGATCGGGGTAACTACCAAGTAGTGCATATCGACCACTTAGCGGCTGTCGCATCTATGAATGGCCAGAGAGCTTTGTTGAAAAGCCCTTTGAGGTATCCTCGCTATGGCTGGTGATAAGGTACACACATTCGTATCCACAATCCGATGTGATGCGAGAGACTTGGCTATGGCCCATGCTTTGCTCACCGCACAGGGGTATACGTTAACTTCTGTGGCCAGCGTAGTGAGTGCAGCAGTGGGTATCTTAGCCGACATGGCTGTGTCTAAGGAGTTAACCAAACGTGTTGAAACAACGGCAGAAGCTATTGAATACTTGGAGAACAACGGTATTGTTAACATACTGGGTTCTAAACGAAGAAATAACAAGACACTCATTGATGCGTTGTCTCAAGAGGATATACGATTTGATCGCCAGCCTGCATCAACAGCTGGGACGCGTGTTACTACCGAGACTTTCGACCCAGTTGCGTTTAGAGAAGAACTGGCGCGTAGACAGCAGGACGACGCTGAAACGAAGGAACACTTGGGAGTAGTCCCAGAAGGGCTGGTGAAGGATGAGTAAAAGACCTGTAGTTTATTACGATAATTGCAGTCGCGCAACAGGACAAACTCCTGCAGTTTTTCACCAGTTCGGATGTGATTACGAAGAATTTGAATCTGGGCCAGGTAATTTTTCTACGGCTATTCTTGAGTTGCCTGACGGAACCTTGGTAAATGTTCACGTGGAACGTGTTCTTTTTACAGATACAGGAGGCGCTGATGAGCAAGAAACGTCTGAAGAAAGCCCAGAAGTTGCTCAAGTCAGAGACAGTAACGAACCCTGAGGAGACAGCTCCTGATTGGACAGGAGAATGTATCTGCTGCGGTGAACGTCCTACTGTTCCTATAACCAAGATGTGCGGCCCTTGTACTTTCGGAGAGGCTGACACAGCGGGAGGTAACTGGTAATGCATGGAAGAGCTCATAATCCAGATCTATCTAAAGCCTACTTCATTGATGGCGACGGATGCTTATTAATCTGTCTTAAATTGGACGAGCATGTGTCTCATAGTGCTATGTGTAACTGGTTACATGTGGACGATCGGGATGTAGTAAGGTATATTGTTAAACTCCGCGAGCAGAATCAGATATTAGAAGATGCTCTTAAACTTGAAGTAGGGGCTAGGGCTGGAGATCTTCTTGATGATTCTCTCAGACGTATGATAGCAGCTCTCAAGGAGGCATCTGGTGATTGACAGAAGAAAGGAATTCACAAATAATTTCTGGAGAGTTGGCCAAGTCCTTAAAACAAAAGGCACTGAACGCTGGTCTCCGGAACACATTGCAGAACTTAATGAAAGAGAGCATAGAGAAGCTTATGTTTTCTTCTATAACTCTAACGAAGGGCGTAGTCGTGTGCTAGTTCATCGTTTTGAGACTGCCGCTCGGTGCTTCCAAGCTGTTAAGCTACATAATCAGCGCTTAAACGAAAGGCATCCTGGATGAGTCTACGTGAGAAAGTATGCCAACATATCTGGAAGCCTGGACACTATCCCGGCACCCCTCATACTCATGCCTGCTTAACATGTCGTGAGCGGCGGAATGAGAAGGACTTAGACAAGCAGGATGTCTGCTACTATTGCGGCTTCGAGATAAAGCCCCATCATCCTAAGTACGCCATCCGCTACACCGAGAAGCCTAAGGGCACACCTGACCGCTGGCATACTATCGGTGTAACCTGTGAGGTTTGCGAAGGTAGGCATGGAAGTTACATTGATAACTCTGCGCCAATAAAAAAGGAGACAAAAGAAGATGCGGCATCCTAGTGTTAATATAACCTACGAATCCATGAACGGTTATTCAATCACACTACGTGTACACTCTGACGATTTTACTAGTGTTTACACATGCTCAGATGAAATATCTATCGGGCGTGTAATGTCTCAAGCCATCGAGGCGCACTATAAACAGTTCGCGCAGCATCAGATTGCGCACTTTAAGAAGGGAAGTTAAGATGCATGTTGATGACTTTGACAAACTCGTCCTGAAGAATCACCAGCACGAAGGTCGCACTCTGATTGAAAAAGGCAGAGAATATTCTGAACCCCACGATAGGTTCCGTAACTTTAACAACATGGCTCCTATGCTTGCCCAAGGGAACACTCCCGAAGCTGCTGCATGGAATGCTATGGTCAAGCACCTTGAGGCAACCCAAGCTGCTATCTCCAAGCTACCCACCGGCCACATAATGCCTCGTGAGTTCTGGAAAGAGAAGCTAGGGGATATCAGGATCTATTCCTTGCTAATCTTTGGGATGATTGAGGAGCGGATACACTTGATGCCTGCTCCTATGCCTACACCTCACCCTGAGCCTGTTGAGACTATGGTTGAACAGATTCTCCAACAACCTGAGCGTGGCTTCTCTGACTGTTGCCACGAGCAACTGTACCATGGCTGGGATGGCGTATGCCCTAAGTGTGGGAAACTTTGCAAAGAAGACGATATCCCATTCTAACTACCGTTAATTTTTAACCGAAGGAAAGGAAATACACTATGCTTAAACTAGCTGTCTTGGCTGTCATACTTTTCTCACTGGCTTTTGCTGTTAGTCGTTCTCAAAGTATGACTGTCCATCCTGGGCCTACCAACGATGAAACCGTGGTAGTAATGTCAGGTACAGAGATGATGGCCTTCAACGCATACATGGAAGATCTGAACGAACGCAAGGATGTGTTTAAACGTGGACTTACAGAAGCCCTTACTCAACTCCGTATGTGTGAGCTACTCAACGAAGATCTTGCCAACCCTGAACCCAAAGAATCTTTTGACGTGGACCTAACCGGGCATTAAAGACTTGTTGCATCTGTTAAACGGGTGTGGTATGATGAATTTCGAGTTAGGAAATTTCCCTTAGTTCCCAGGAGCGAACGAATGGATGCCGATCGTATCGAAACATTGAAGGAAGAAATTGCCCGAATGCATGTGCAACTCAGAGCGATGAAACCAGCGGTCGATGAAGCTCGGGAACTCTACCATAAGAAAGCAGCCGCATTCTTAAAAGTCGCAGACCACCACCGCAGACTGGATGCTCTTCTGGCTGACCATACCAAGGTTAAAAAGATTCCAAAAGGACGTTCTGGCGTACCAAAGAAAGGAGTCAAGGAACCATCTGGTAAAGAACTTCTGGCCACGATGTCCAAGGAAAGTAAGAAAGCCCTGCTCGCCGAGCTGGGTTATACCCTACCTGAATGAGGAGAATAGAAAATGCCTGAATTTGATGAGAATGAGCAAGCCGTGGAAACTACCGAGGAAGCCGTTGCAACTGGCGTAATCGAAGTTTCTGCGAAGAAAGAGGGCTTTGATGAAGTCACTGTTACTTATGACTTCGGCGTGAATCTCGATGCTATGGTTGCCAGTGTTGGCGCTGATGTCGTATTCACCAACGCACGTGCCAATTTCAAGATCACCCTTCAAGGTCTGATCCGTCGTTACCTGGCTGCCGGTAAAAGTGGTGCCGAGATTACTGAAATCGTCAAGGGCTGGAAACCAGGGATGCAGATGGAACGTACCGTCGATCCTTTGGGTGCTGCTCGCCGTGCCATGAGTGGCATGAGTGACGAAGATAAGCAAGCGTTCATTGACAATCTGTTGGCCGGTTAAGGTTCCGGTTACATCTTGATGATAAGGGATAGGGGGTCACTTTCCAGAGGGTCGCCCCTATCCTTTTTATCCTAATTTGAATTTGGGGAAATTTGTGGAAAGGGAATACTAATGGGTAACAAAGCTGCGAAAAAAGCAAAAGTAAATTTGGAAAACTTTAGTGCCAGAGGCAGTTTGTGTCCGATCTGCAAAAAGAACTTTCGCAATGGATGTAGCCATAGTGTGGCAGAGGCTAAGGATAACTTGTTTGCAAAATATGTGAAAGCGTTGGTGAACTAATGGGTAAACGAGAAGACATAATGCTCTGCCATCCCTTTGAAGAGAAGCGTCTCAACAAGTGGAACCAGTGGCCCGTAATAGTTCAACCCAAACTCGATGGTGTCAGGTGTCGTGCATTGTTTTCTGCGGATGGCGTAACTTTGCTGTCCTCAGAGAAGAATGAATTTACTTCTGTGCCTCATATACAAGGGGAACTACATAACCTATTACTCCCTGCTAACACGTATGAAACAGATGGCGAACTCTACGTACATGGTATGGAGTTTGAGGAAATTGACTCTATGGTCAGCCGTACAGTTAATCTCCACCCTCGCTTTCAGGAGATGGAATATCATATCTTTGATGTGGTCAACGAGTGTATGCAGGGCCAGAGGATTACACAGACTAAAGACCTCATACATAATCACATCAAACCTGTTGAGTATAAGATAGCTCACAGTATGCAGGAGATAATGCACTGGTATCATTACTACCTTGACCTCGACTATGAGGGGATTATTGTCAGGCATATCTTCTGGCTCTATGAGCGTAAACGGTCTGGCGGTATCATGAAGTTCAAGCCAAAGAAGGTTGACAATTACAAGATCATCGGATGTGAGGAGGCCATTGATAAGCATGGAAATCCAAAAGGAACACTCGGAGCTTTTGTATGTACTGGTCGTGATGGGCATGAGTTTTCTGTCGGTGCTGGTTGTCTCACTCATGCTGAACGGCAAGCTATCTGGATTGATAGACAGCAGTACTTGGGCATGGTTTGTGTTGTTCAGTACCAGAACATAACAGCCTACGGTGTGCCTCGTTTCGGATTGGCATTCAGTAAGCCTGAGGACGTCTGGAATGATAACGAAGCCACGATCAAATTCTTGAGAGGACTTTGCTAATGTACTACATAGGTTTTCATTCCCTACAAGGTGTCGAACTAATTATCAAAGCCCTTGAAGAACGTGGTAAGGTATGCCCAGCCTCTGCTGATCTTGCAGCAGGTGTCGCAGCTAACATCATGTACATAGCCCTTGATGGTAAGGTTAGCTCCATTACTTTGGAAACCGTCGAGCCTATTAAGCAACGTCCTAAACTATCTCTTGTCCCCGCAAAGGAGAAATCTGATGAACATGAAAGCTAGCCAACGTCGACCATGGGATCTGCTTTATGGCAAGAGTAAGAACCGAAGATCACGCTGCAGAGATGCAAGCGCTGACATCCTTAACGAGCTTAATATTACATACGATATGCATAACAGGGGCGCTCATCTTGTTATCATTTCTAGTAATGGCCCTATCGACTTTTGGCCTGGCATGGGCAAGTGGCAAACTCGTTTCGATCGTGGTGAAGAACATGAAGGCTCTACTCTTGGCACGCTACTGGCGCTGTTAGGTTTCTTGGATGAGGAAGGTAACTATGTGGACTAGCCATCGCTTTGAGCTTATGCTCATAGATAATAAAACTGACGATCGTTGGGTGATAGAGCGTAAATACGATACTAAACGCGAGGTCATGGCAGACGCCAAGATTTTCATGGCAGCAGGCTTTGCTGTATCTGTTTCGAAGCTAACTACTAAGCATAACTCGTGGAGTAAAGTTGTGTTTAGTACCCTTAACGACCATCTTAGGAGCTGATATGTTAGCTAACGAACTAATCGTAGGTGTTGACCAGCACCACATTCAGGACAGTACCAAGGTCATCGCTATGATGACATGCCCTCGGATGTACTTCTATGACTACGTCCTAGGCTGGCGTCCAGACATTCCAAACAACCACTTGGTATTCGGCTCAGCGTGGCACAAAGCTATGGAAGTCCTCTACACTAAGGGCTTCTCCTCTGAGCATGTTATGGAAGCTTATCGTGACTTCCTGGCTGAGTATCGTCCTATCCTCGGCCCAGAGACAGATGCTCTGTTCCACCCCAAGACTCCAGACAATGCTTTCTTAGTGCTCGCTCACTATGCGCGTCAGTATTCCTCTGACCAACGGGAGTTCAAAGTCCTGCATGTCGAGGTCGGTGGCCGTGTGTCTATCAACACTGATCAGCATCTATTCTTCAAGATGGACACCATCTGTGAAGGGCCAAGGGGTAAGTTTTCCTTGGAGCATAAGACCGCTGGTTCCTTCTACAAATGGGAGGAGCAGTGGCCTCTCTCTATGCAAGTAGGTACGTACACTCATGTCCTGCATTGCATGTATCCTGATGATGAAATCGTCGGGGTAATCATGAACGGTGTCGCCTTCAAGAAGGTTAAGAAAGCTTGGGAGGAATTGAACGATGGACGTAAGTTATCTGTCCAACCTCCCTACGATTTCCTACGTGTAGAAGCCTTACGCTCTCGTCCGCAGATGCACAACTGGATGTGGACTGCACAGTATTGGCTGGATCAGATCAAGTCCAACTTCGAATGGCTACAGGAATGTAAGGACTCTGATCCGTTGCTCTACTCCTTCCCCATGAACAGTACTAACTGCACCAAGTATAACGGTTGCCAGTGGCAGGACTACTGCAATAGCTGGATGAACCCATTGCAAAGATGTGAAGAGGCTCCTATTGGGTTCAAAGTTGAACATTGGGATCCTACCAAGGAAGATATCAAGACTATCGTAGACGTTGCCGAAGGTGAAGTGACTATCACTGAGGTTGAAACGCCTACCGAATCCGAGCAAGGAGAATAACAATGAAACTGCAATTTTACAAAGTCGGCACCGAAACTTTCATCGGCCCCGTAGAGCAAAGTGATGCCGAGGGTTTAGAAAAACTCTGCGTTGTTGACGGTGGTTCTTTTGAGAGCCAAGTCTCACGTTGGTTGTGCAAGGATAATATCGATCAACTGACTGCCTTTAATCAGATGGATAACTGTGCTGTTCGCGGCACACCTTTCACTCCTGAGGAAGAAGCACAGGCTGAGTACCTTGCTAAGTGCTTCGAGCTGGTTAAAGAGAATGCTATCAAGCACGTACAGAATGAGCAGTTCCAGCAAATCCTGGGAAAGTAAAAGATTCTGGGGACGATCCCTGGCACTTGATTACGGGCGTGCCAAGGTCAGGGATGCTACCCGACAAGTCCCCAGAATCTTTCCGGTCGCAGTATATGGCAGAGTTTCCTGCTGTTATTATTGACGACATGGGCGCACCAGCTCCGTTTCCTGGTGAGGTACCAAGATGTCCGAGGCCTGCTCCTGCTATGCCTGCTCCACCTGTAGCTGTTCCGCGAGGTAGCGTGGCAATAGAGGATGATCCTGCGTGGTTGCGCGAGGTTAATGTTTGGGTACTGGCTGATGGCAGACGTACTATGCTATCTGATATGTCCCCTAACCATCTGAATAGTAGCCTTGGATTTCTGAACAAGGTTGTAGATGGGGACAGATTCGCCTGTAAAGACCTAGGCCATAAGAACAGATGCATAATAAAAAGAGAGGAGTTAATGGATGAGCGAAACCGCAGGAACCGGCAATCCCGAACTCGCTAAAGTCCTAGCCGAAGCTGCTAAGACGCGTCAGAACTATGAAAATGACGAGAAGCAGAAATCCTTTAACCTTTTGCTTCTGGGTGAAAGTGGCGGTGGTAAGACTACCTTCGCTGACTCATGCAGACAACCTGTCCACATAGATTCCTTTGACCCTGGAGGTACTAAAGGTCTACGGAAATCCATCAAGGAGGGCAGGATCATAGTGGACAGTCGCTTTGAGAGTGAAAATCCTATAACTCCCTCAGCTTACAAGCTCTGGAAGGAAGTCTTTGATCATCGTAAGCGCATTGGTTACTTCGATCACATCGGTACTTACTTCCTCGACAGTTCCACCATGTGGTCTTATGCCATCATGAACTGGGTTCTGCAGAAGGACGGCATCGCTGGTCAAGCCCCGCGTTTTACAAAGGACTATGGCCCGCAGAAAATTGAAATCAGGAATCGGCTACAGCTTTGCCTTGATCTGCCTTGCGACTTTGTTCTTACCGGTCACCTTGAGTCTGAGAAGGATGAGGTCGAAGGTAAGATGAAGTACAAGTTCATGACCACTGGTAAGGGTGACATTACTATTCCTCTGCTCTTTGATGAAATCTGGACAATGCTTGCTGAGAGTAAAGGTCGAGAGGTTAGCTATCAACTACTGACCAAGAAGAACGGGGCATACCCTGGAGCCACTCGTATCGGACGTGATAAGTTTGATACCTTTGAGACGCCTGATATGAAGCTTCTGCTGAAGAAAGCTGGTTGGCCTTGTAATGATAAACCTCTTTTGAAAGCGCATACTCAATGACATAAGTCAAGAAAGGAGACTATGATGAATAGCAGCTAGAGAAACTAGGAACTAGGAACTAGGAACTAACACAAATTTAAAAGGAGTAACATCATGGCTATTGTAGACCTCTCAGCACACAATGTAGAAGATGCACAAGATCCTATCGCAATGGCAGCTGGTGAGTACAAGCTGCGCCTTATCGAATGCGATGGCCTTCGTGAGAACGCAGCAGGTAATGACTATGTCCTTCCGCGTTTCGAAGTAGTTGGTGAGCCTCTCGCTAAGGACTTTACTTATTACCTGCCTCTACCTGCTGAAGAGTACGATGAGAAACGCACTGCTAAGGTACTCGCAGGGATCAAGAACTTCTGTCTGTGCTTTGGTATTGACACCAACAGCTTTGATACCGATGAGCTACAGGGCCTCGAAGGTTGGGCCATCCTGGGCGTGTCTGATGACGAGCAATACGGCGAGCAGAATTACATTAAGAAATTTGTCATAGGTGCGTAAGACTCCTTCGGTTAAATATTGACCATAGGGAGGGTTGGCTTCTGTAGCAGCCCTCCTTTTTAAGGAGTTTGTTATGGCCGAAGATTACAATCCTCAGCTTACCATCACGGTCACTGAAGAGCAACTCAACGATTTGCGTACCCTCATTCCATGGGGAAGTCGGACACTTATCTTTAGTCCGATCATAGACGACTTAATCCGATTGCTTAAAAAAGACCGTGCTGCAACCCTGGCTTTACTTTTGTCTAGGGATATTAAACTTGAGGACTTTTTAAAGGAGGCATCCAATGGCGACGATTGATGATCTGCTTACTAAGTTCACTGATCTCTCTCAGAAAGATGCCTATGACTTTATCCGTGATCTGCGTGCTGTTCGTAGGATTAAACCTGAATCTCCAAAGGCTTATCGTAAGAATGCTAAAGGTACACGAGGTGCTAAGGCTAAGGTTAAAGGTAACCTATCGAAGCTGAAGCCTGCAGAGATTGCGCGGATCTTAACCCCTGAGCAGAAGCTCAAGCTGTTACGGGAGATGGGAGTAGATGTATGAGCCGTTCTGAACAAGACACTATTAAGCTGGAAGACATTGATCTTGGCGAGCGTGCTCGAAAAGACTATCGCAACATTGATGTGCTAGCCGAGAGTATTAAGGAAAAGGAATTACTGCGCCCTATTGCTGTGTGCTTTCATCCTGCTCCTGAGGCTGGTAAGAAGTACCTGCTCATAGCGGGTGGGCGTCGCCTTAGGGCGCATGAACTCTTGGATCGCGAAAGTATCCTTTGCCGAATCTATCCTGCACAACTGTCTGAGCTTGAACACAAGGAGCTCGAACTCGAGGAGAATATCCAACGGGAAGATTTAAGCTGGCAGGAGAAAGCTTTCCTTGAGCGTGAGATTCATCGTTTGCAAGTATCAATCCACGGAGAGAAAGTCTCTAAGGCACCGAATGCCAAGGGACACTCAATGGCTGATACTGCCAAGATGCTTGGCGTGTCTCGGGGCAAAGTCTCCCAGGATATTGCACTCGCTGATACTATGGAGCAGTTCCCTGAAGCTCCTTGGTCGAAATGTAAGAACGCTAACGAAGCTCAGAAGATGAAGCAGCGTATGGAAAAGCTAATTGTCAATGATCATCTGGCAGTTGTTGCCCAGAAGACTATCGGCACTGGGGATTCCAAGATTCAAAAACTCGCTGCGGCCTACGTCATCGGAGACTTCTTCGTGCATGTAGCCAAGGTTCCCAATAACCACTACGATATCATCGAGATGGACCCTCCTTATGGCATCGACTTGCAACAGGCTAAGAGCAAGAAAGGTATGGGTGCTGAAGGCCTAAGTGAGTACAACGAAATTGCACAGAAGGAGTATCCTCAATTTCTAGCGAAGTCCTTCAAGGAATGCTACCGCGTTCTGAAGGATGATAGCTGGTTGATCTGCTGGTTCGGGCCTGATCCTTGGTTTGAATTGATAGCATCATTACTTGAGGGTGTTGGCTTCCGTGTACCACGTATCCCTGGGCTGTGGATTAAGCCCGCTGGGCAGACTAACTCTCCTACCACGAGGCTTGCCTCCTGTTACGAAATGTTCTTCTATGCCGCTAAGGGATCACCTTCGATGAACAAGCCAGGGATGAAAAACATCTTCGCATTTGACCCTGTCATTCCTGACAAGAAACGCCATCCAACGCAGCGTCCATTGCCTATGATCAAATCGGTACTGGAAACTTTTGCCAAGCCCAACTCCAAGGTACTCGTTCCATTCGCTGGAAGTGGTGCCACTCTGATCGCTGCGACCGAAGCGGATATGCATCCGTTAGGTTTTGATCTAGAGAAATCTTATAAGGATAAATACATCCTTAGTCTGAAAGATATCTGATATGCATAAGAAGCATCTACGAAAGTACACGGACTATATCATGAACACAGGTAACCGTATATCCGTCGAAGATTTTGACGAGGATTGGGATCCTATTGGATCAATAGTTCGTAAAGAATTGGTAGCGGGTAATTATGCTACCTTGACAGACGGGTATCTTTCTCTCATGCCAGACAATTATGTGATCGGAGATTAACATGCGACCTTCATGGGATTCCTACTTCGCTGCTATCACTAAGCTGGTGGCCACTCGGTCGACTTGTCTTCGGCGTCAACACGGAGCTATTGCTGTGCGAGACAGACACATATTATGCACAGGCTACAACGGCTCACCTCCGGGAACGTACAACTGTGACGACCTCGGCCGGTGTTATCGTCAGGAGCAGAACATTCCTTCCGGCCAGCAGTATGAAAAATGCCGGGCTAATCATGCCGAGCAGAATGTCCTCCTGCAGGCTGCGAAGCTAGGGATTCCTTTAGAAGGTGCAACGCTCTATGTAACAGATGTACCTTGTGAACTTTGCGCTAAGCTAATACACGGTGCCGGAATACACGAAGTGATTATACTCACGGACTCCGGATCGTACGGCATTACAGCGCTAACAGACTTCATCAGTGCTGGGCACTTGGTGAGAATTCTAGACAAGGAGTAACAGATGGAACAACTACAACTACTGGATTTTTTCTACGATACAGAGACTACGGGATTTCCCCGAAGCGCAGGGTGGCTAGACCCGGAACAACCCCACTTGGTTCAGTTCGGCTATATCCTGTCGACAGCTGATACCATTTTCGCAGAGGGCTGCTTTATCGTTAAGCCCGATACTGCTGCTTGGGAGATGAACCCTCATGCTGAGAAGGTTCATGGACTATCCAAGAAACAGGTCATTGCCAAGGGCTATTCGGCTCGTGAAGTGGCTCGGTTCATTGAGAGTCTCCTTCCCTGGACAGGCGTCAAGATCTGCCACAACGTAGCCTTCGATCAGAAGATGATGGCTATTCTCTTTGCTCGTGCTAATAGGGATTTCCAACCTTTCTTCGAGAACACTTTCTGTACTCAGAAGGAAAGCAAGGAGATGTGTGGCCTGAAGACTGTCAAGGGCTCTCCTAAGATGCCAAAGCTTGAGGAACTCCACGAGTTCTTGTTCGGCCACGGTGTCCTCGGTACTCATGATGCTCTAGCTGATGCGCATATCATGCGGCGCTGTTACTATGAGCTGAAGAAGAGAGGACTATGAGATATGATCCGTATCGAAATTACAACCGAAAACGATGCAGGGGTTAAGTTCAACTACACCCAACATATCAACGAAAAAGATATGACTCCCGGACTATTAGTCCCTCGGATAAAAGCTGCCATGAAAATTGCTGAGTATTGTTTAAACACTTTCTTAGGGAATAGGAGGCAATAAGCATGAGAATAACCGGCGCCTCATATGTCCCTCCTGCGGGAGAACTCGATGCCCCCTTTATCGTGGTAGGGGATCAACCTGGCAGGATGGAAGTAACTTCCAATCAGCCATTTGTTGGGATGTCTGGTAAGCTGTTATTCGAGTGCATGAATGTGGCTAATATTATCCGTTCAGAATGTTACCTTACTAATGTCATAAAAGATCTAGAGCAGAAGCTCGATAAGTATTTCGTATATGAGAAAGGTAAGGTTAAAGTTCAGCAGAATTGGTACAAGTACGTAGAGATTCTGCATGAAGAACTTCTGGATACAACTGGCTTGATCATCGCTATAGGTAATGCTTCCCTGTTCGCCTTAACAGGCTGCGTGGGCATACAGAAATGGCGAGGGTCTGTTCTGGAAAGCACCTTGTTGCCGGGTAGGAAAGTTATACCAATCCTGCATCCTGGCTCTGTGCTACCTCCGAAGAATCAATACCTGAACAAGATACTAATTCAGTTCGATTTGAATCGGGCTAGGAATTACGTCGATGGAAAATGGCAGGCCTCGAACTACGACATCAAGATTCAACCTTCGTTTCATGAAGCTATGGAATGGCTTGAGAAATGTTATCAAGATGGGTTGAAGGGCTATACCGTTGACTACGATATCGAGTGTAGGTATGAACAAGTATCCTGTTTCTCCATCACCTCAAACTCATGGGAAGTTATGTCAATCCCGTTTGTCCATGGTGCTGGGGATTATTTCACTATTGATCAAGAGATAGAAATCTGGAGAGCCTTTGCCAAGATTTTACAGGAAGTAAAGATTAAGAAGCGTGGTCAGAATCTAATTTTCGACTCTGCCTTCTTGATGCGGAAGAACAAAATCCTCACCAAGAACATTGATGATACTATGGTCGCCCAACAGATCATTATGCACGAGTTCCCTCGGGGCTTGGACTTCATCACTAGCATGTGGACAACTCATCCCTATTACAAGGATGACGGAAAGAAGTATTTTGAAGGCGGTAACTGGCCACGACTCTGGACATACAACGGTACTGACTCCATGATCACAGCTGAAGCATTCCCTAAGCAGTGGGAAGAACTACGGAATCAGGGTAACATTGAAACTTATAAACGTCAGGTAGCTTTACTCGAACCTCTCACGTACATGATGGAGAGAGGCATCAAAGCAGACATGGTAGGAATTAACAGGGTGGCTGCGGAAATGACCAAGGAGATCGAAGACCTGACGCGAGCGTTCCAAGCCTACGTAGGATTTGAATTGAACCCTAATTCTTCCACGCAACTACAAAAGTATTTCTACGGCTCGTTAGGGCACAAGCCTTATAAGAGCCGCTCTACGGGGAACATTTCAGTGGATGCTCTAGCTCTGTCTCGCCTCGCAGCTAAGGGCGTTAAAGAAGCGTCCATGATTAAGGCTATACGTAAACTGGGTAAGGTTCGATCTAACTATCTGGAACCTGATAAGTACGACAAGGATGGACGTATCCGCTGTTCCTATAATCCTGTGGGCACAGCTTGGAGTCGGCTCAGTTCTTCCGAGAACATCTTCGGCACAGGCATGAACATGCAGAACTGGCCGCATCACGTGCTTAAGTATCTCAAGTGCGATGATGGCTATATCTACTTCTCCTTTGACTTGGCTCAAGCTGAGAACCGTTTCGTTGCTTACTTAGGTAAGATCCACCAGATGATTAAAGCCTTTGAGGAATGGAAAGACGTGCACAGTATGACTGGTGGCTTGATCTTTGATAAGCCTGCCAGTGAAGTCTCTGACGAACCCGGTAGTTCTACGCTGGGTAACGGAGAACACTCCGAACGGGATTGGGGCAAGCGCTCAAACCACGGACTGAACTATGACTTCTCTGCACAAGGTTTCAGTCTGCTGTACGAGATGGCATTACGCCAAGCTAAGTTCATCGTCGAGAAGTACCACAAAATCTACCCCGGCGTAAGGCAGGGTTTCCACGCTATGATCAAACGTTGCTTGCGGGAATCCCGAACCTTGACTAATCCCTTTGGGCGCAAGACGTTGTTTCTTGATAAGTTAGACGACAAGACTTTCAAGAATGCCTATGCTTGTATTCCTCAGGGTACTGTCGGTGATATTATTAACGAGTGGGGCATGGATCATATTTACAAACGTCAGGATTTATATGGACACCTGGAACTCCTGACACAGGTTCATGACTCTATCGGTTTTCAAATACCTCTGAAGGTTGGCTGGAAGGCGATGGCTGAGATGCTATTTAGTATCAAAGCTTCGCTGGAACAAACGATGCAGATTCATCAGTACGAATTCTTCATCCCTGCCGATCTGATGATGGGACTCAATCTAGATAAGTCTCGTGGCCATGATATCAAGGCCAAGCAATTTCCTGATGATGTTCAGGGGCTTGCTGATCTGATTGAGAAACAGTACTACATATTGCGCGAAGCGGAGGATAAACTCTTATGTCAGGAAGACTAATACCCGATTGGATCGATGGCTTCCTGGAGTACACTAGCAACTCTGAGCCTCCGGCATCCTATAAACTCTGGACTGCTATCAGCATATTGAGTGCTGTAATGCAGCGGAAGGTATTCCTAGAATGGGGACCTTTAACTTTCTATCCTAATATGTATGTAGTGCTCGTTGGCCCTTCAGGTAAATGTCGTAAGGGAACTGCAATGAGCTTCGCTGAGGATTTCCTATTGGATATGGACAGTGTGCACCTCGCAGCTGAGTCTATCACCAGGGAAGCCCTCATCAGAACACTTAGCGAGACTACAGACAACGTCGAGATAGCTCCGGGAAATCTACAGTTCCATAGTTCTTTGACAATCTTCGCTCCCGAACTCACAGTCTTCCTCGGCTATAATAACTTCCAGTTAATGTCCGACATCACGGACTGGTATGACTGCAGGCGCAAGTGGACATACCGAACTAAAAATATGGGCACCGATGTAATAGATGGAGTATACGTCTCCCTCTTCGGAGCCACTACACCTGAGCTAATCAGGACAACATTACCTCTGGATGCTATCGGAGGTGGTTTAACTTCGCGGATGATTTTCGTCTACGAGCCTAACAAAGGTAAGTCGATCCCTGATCCGTTCCTATCAGATTCTGATCTGGAACTACGGGAGAAACTCAGGGCTGACCTTGATAGGATACATTGCTTACGAGGAACCTTCAACGTAACTAAGTCCTTTGTGGCTAAGTGGACTGAGTGGTATCTAGCTCAGGACAACAACCCACCTTTTCAAGATCACCGCTTTGCTGGCTATATAGAGAGGCGAGGCAATCATGTGATGAAGCTGACTATGGTCGTCAACGTCAGCCACTCTAGTGACATGATCCTGACTGGCGAAGATTTAGAAAGGGCTATCAGTATTCTGGAGTTCACCGAGCAACGAATGCCACAGACCTTTAGTGGCGTCGGTAAGTCTGACAACGCTGACATCATCACACGTATCATGAGTGAAGTTGCGCATCGGAAGACTATCCTTGTCTCAGACTTGCAGAAGATGTTCTACTTCGATGCTGATAAGCAGACTCTCAAAGGGGCGATCGATACCTTGGTAGCTATGAAGTTTGCCAAGCCCCTTAAGATAGACGGAGAGCCAGGACTTAAGTACTTACCTGCACACGATGCTAACCAATCGGCGGACACAAGTAGTCTGCCACCATCGACAGGGGTTTCTCATGACGGAGCAAGCGGAACAGAAGGTGTACAAACTGACGGAGCAGGAGATAATAAAGCTGACTAGTGCTTTACATGATCCTGTTATTCTTGACAGATTTAATCGACCTCTAGTCCCTGCTGAAGAACGGTGCAAGCCTGTTTGGAAAGAGATAGCAGCGGCTAGAAATCTTAAATGGGAAACTTGTGGACCTGCACCTGGTATGGCCGCAGAGTATTTCATTGCTGAGGAAAAGGAGCAAGAGAACGATGAGCAACTTTAAGATCGCAGAACAAGAAGTCACTGTCGTCGCATTCAGTAAAGCGGCATACAGAAAGGCTTCGCAAACTCCGCCCAAGGAACGGGATGCTTGTGCCGATTTGCTTGTGCAAGTCGACTATCGGACTATGGCTTTCCCTGTACTGCTGCTGCCTAACGGGCAGTATAAACGTATCAAGGAAAGTGATATGATTATCCAGTTCGAGAATGGTAATCTGGATGTGGTATCTGAGGCCGAGTTTAAGAACTTCACGGGAGGCTTTAAGGATGAGTCAGAGAAATCTGGGGATACTGGGAATGAGAAGTCTGAACCAGAGAAGGTTGTCGGTACTCCTGTCTCTGATACAGAGAAGGCCGCAGCCACTACCGAGTCTGCAGGAACTGCAAAAGCAGATAATACACCTGATTCCTGTGCGCACAAGTGTGATGAACATGGAAGTGCAGGTGGGGAAGCTAATCCAAGTGTACCGAAAGCAGCTGAGGCTAAACCGGCAGCTACGGAGGTCAAGGCCGATCCAAATCCCGTAGCATCTATCTCAGGTCTTCCAGGTACTGGATCAGTGAAGAAGTATAATTGATTCCTTCGGTTAAAATTTAATCAAAGGAAAGCCCCCTTCCTTAATTGGTTGGGGGCTATTTTTTATTCTTCTTCAGGTTCATCGTCAATGAGAATGTCTACCACTTCCACAGCTGTCCAGCCAATGATAGCTGCTTTCTTAACTGTTGCACAACTCGTGAGAAGAATCAATAGAGTCAACCACATCAATAGTTTCATGCCAGTGTCCTTTCAAAGTGCCCTAAGTCCCAGCCCCAGTCAAACCCTGACCTATTCAGAGGATGCAAGGAAGCCCAGAAATCTCCTAGTTCTTGAGCAACTGTCTTATCTGCATCAGAGCCCAAGTAATCTTTATCGCCATCTCCGTCAATGTCATAGAAGATATTAAAATCCTGAGCCATTCGTTTACCGTGGCAGGAATCTAAGGTCTTCGAACGAACAGGCCCTTTGATTACTTTAACTTCTCCCAGTCTATTGGTAAGATTCTTTCCATAAAAATACAGATACTGCATAGCTTGAGGACGATAAGCTTCGCCCATTGTCAACTTGTATCCGCGAGCCTCTGCGAATATAATTAGCTTTGCAATATCCTTTGTAAACTCCCACTGTTCGTCTGACCTTCCCATAATATCTTCCTCGCTTAGTACGATGTTTTCGAAACTGTGCAAAAGCACTGGGGCGCATGTTAGCACCCCGATAACAAATAGAGAAACAATCCACTTCATGACTAATGCTTTCCGCCGCCCACTTTCTTAATACCGAATTGGTGGGTAACTGGGCTGTTGTAATAGTTCTTCGGATACTCACCTTCGAACAATGAGTAGGTCTTGCTGAACTGCCCGAAGTAATCTACGTGAGCCTTAGTACCTGTCAGTATCCCCTTGTCGCCCATCTCAACTCCCCATTGTAATAAGGGGCTTGGGGCAAAGTTAGGCTGCTTCAGATGATAATACGGGTCTTTCTTAGTCGCGTCTACCCAGTGACTCACGTATGGCGTGTGAGTAATCAGGTCAATCAGAGTGTTTCCTGACAGACGTGCAACAGCTTCTGCTAATCCCATCATCATGAGATACCGCAGTAGGATAGTCCCAAAGGGAGTTCCAAAGGTATCCACTTCCCCTGATACTGCCTTCTTCAGAATGTCAAACCTGTATTCAAATAGTTTGTGCGGAGTCATCTGGAACATGGCCAGCGCTCGAATACCAGGTCTTTTAAAGATCAAAGGTTGATCCCATTGCCCTCGGAAGTTAGCAGCTAGGACTGTCTCCCAGATAATACGCGAAGCATCTCGCGGCTTCAACTGCTTATTACTCTGAGCTGCGATCATAGTGGCAAAGATACTAACACCGTTATCAAAGAACTCGACAGCCATAGTCGGGGCACCTAATAGCGTCTTAAAGTTCTGGCCTACCGAAGTCATCATCGGAGTTTCATCCATCATCTTAACCATAGCCTGCTGGTTGATGAAAGCTCTCATCATTCGGTATTCACTTGTCCTGCCTTTCCAACCTAGCTTCTGCGCCATCCCTTGAAGGACTGCCTTGTTGGTGGCGTTCAGAGCTTTGGCATTGATAGCGGGGTCGAAGCGAGCCAATGTATCGGCCATCTTTGTAGAGTGCTTGAAAGCAACTGACAGGCTACCACCGATCAGACGCATGTACTCAAACATCACGACATTGTTCACGACCTTATCAAAGGCAGTCAGAGGCTTGGAAGTCAAGTTGGCCCCGATCCAGTCTGTCATATACTTATGAGCTTCTGGCGGCAGCTGATCAACAAACTCTTTCCACCGATTCAAGAACGGTTGGAATGCCACTTTACGCTCAACCAAAGGAACATAACTATCCAGGATCATATGAATAGATGGATACCATAGACGTCCATCTTCTTGTTGATGCCTGAACTTCATGATCAAAGGAATGTTACTATTCTTTGAGAAACCCTCAGCATCAGGATCATTCAGGAGATCAGGTAGAATCCTGTGCATATATTCCCTGCCTTCGATAATAGGAATACCTACACGCTTGAGGTCTTGGCCAGTTTGTGCGAGATAGTCTTGAATCAATCCAGCTCGTTCAAGCTCATTCTCAGACAGTGTGACACCTGCTGGCAACTCTCCTGCGATCTGCAGAGTGATTCGAATATCTGCATGATCCTTAGCTAGTTCATGAATCACACTGTCATAACGCATAGTGAGTTCTTCCTTAACTCGCTTGATACGCTTCTTCAATTTCTTCTTCTCATTCATCCACTGATTCCATACATCACGACGTTGGGACTCCCCTTTTGTCGCATCCAGTTTGGCTTTCAAGTTCTTAACCCTACGCACGTTCTTGTTCCGCGCTATGATCAAAGGCTTAATCTCGTTATACAGAGGATCGAGACGCTCCTCCAGAATCTTCTGAGATGATGTAATCCCGTCTAGAACACTCGCCTTCCAAGTACGTGCGTTGGCGAAGTTATTAGTGAAACTCATAAGAGCTTCGAAGGAATCTACTACGGGGTTATTATCTGTGCTGAAGATAGAACCTAAAACATAACTAGGACTACGCCCTTGCTTCATCTGCGCATCTAGATCCTCAACACCTTCCATCATCTCAGGAGGTACCAACTCTTTAATCCAAGGACGTTGCCGCTTAGGTACTGCGGTATCCCCTTTCTTCTGCGTAGGGACAATGCGATTAGAGGCTTCCATATCCTTGATGTAGGTATCTACCTCACCTCTAGCATCCACACGCATACTCTTGCTGAGCTGCTTCATGCCATGAGTGAGAGTCTCCCACATGTAATTCTGATCTGCATCGGTGTACTTTCCACCGGGTCTACGGTTGCTGAGAAGAGCAATACCCTTAATAGACTTAGCAATTTTCTTCAGACTACCAAGTAGGCGATTGTACCTAACAAAGAACTCTTTGACTAATGCCCGACCTTTGGCAAGTACTGGAGATTCCTCACCTGCGATAAAGCCACCTTGACTATCAAGAATCTTACCCAACTTCCTCCACATAGACTCAACTACGCGTCCATCATCTTCGAAGTTCCGAATAGAACCATCCTCTCTGATATGTTCTTCAGAGGGGTACTTTGTAAGGCGAGACTTAACCTTCATGGTCAATGCTAGAAGTCGTTTAGTATCTCCTGCAATTCGTCTTCGGGCAGCAGTGATAGATGCATCGGATTCAGGATCAATTGCCCCTCTCTGATCACTAAAGATAGTGAGTAAGTCTCTCGCTGTATCGTCGAGTGTACGTTCGGCATAGTACTCCTGATCGGTATCATCCCATTCATCCAAGCTTTCTGCTTCCTGGGTTTCATTAAAAGCATGTTCTTCCTCCTGATCAGCTTCCTGTTCTGAGATAAGCTTAGCGAGTTTCTCCTGACGGGTCTTCTCAAGCTCAGCTTCCAAGCCTTCTTTCATCTCTTCGAAGGTGACACCTTGCTTTTTCGTAACCTTGGTCTTCTCACCTAGAGCCTTACGAGCTTTGGGTAATGAACCGTAGGCGCCAATATCTTCAGCAATGCCTAGTTGGATTTCTTCAGCAGTACCAAGATAGGCAACGTATTGCTTGCCCTCTTTGACAATAGCGACAGAGCGAGTATCATCAATAGGGGCAACATAAGCATCTCCAAGTTTCTTGAAGGGTTGTGTGACCTTAATAATCTCAACCTCTGCAGCAGGCACATAGCCAAGAGCAGGATCTTCCTCGGTAAAGTCTATACGCTGCGCTGCTTCCATTCCCTCGAAATCAATCACAGTTTCTTTACCAACCCTGAACTTCTTCCCTACCTGGATAACTTCCAAGTCGGCCGCTTTACTAGCAGCAAACTTCTGCGCTTGCTCAACAGATGTAAAGCTCCGAGGGTTCAACGTAAAGTCTTCCTCAGCTGCTTCTGTTGATCCAAAGGTGCGAATGTCTCTACCGTCAATTTTTAACGGAAGGGGCTGTTTCAATTCTGCCAGACGCTTCTCTAGCAAAGGCTTCTGAGCCTTGGTAGCCTTAGGGATTAATTCCTCAAGTAAGGCAATTTCATCTTCCTCAGAAGTAAGGACTACTTTTGGCTCCTTCGCAGGTGCAGGTTCTGCCTCGATAACGGGCTCTGCTTCCGGAGCGACTGTAACCTCGTCCATTTCCTTTGCTGTCTGAACTCCTTCTGGAGTCGGTTCAATAGGGGCATCTTTCCCTGGGCCATAATGTTCCTGAGCCAGTTGACGCCCATATGTATCAATGGCACTATCCGTACTGTAAAGTTTTTCAACAGCTTCTAAGCTCCCTAGATCAACTACCTTTTTCTGCACAGCAAGTTTCATGCTATCAGGAATAGCTGCAACATTAGGTGCTTGAGCTTCCTGAGCAGCTGCTGCTTGGATTTGTTCGATAGAGTAATCTTCAAAGAGTGGATGGTCTTCTGGAATATTTTCCACGCCGCCCCAAGTCGCTACGGCATCATCAAACTTGGCGAGAAATTGACGGGTTAACTTAACAGGTTCGGCTGGAATTTCTTCTTCCAAACCTACTTCATCATCAACCAGATCTTCGTCAGTTTCAGGGGCAAGGTCACCTTCTTCAACAGGTGCGCCAGGAGCTCGAACACGGCCTTTACCGGCGCCAATAGTCGTAGCAATTATAGATGCAATAAAGCCTACTGTACCTCCGACACCAGCTGCTTCACCAGCACCTTCAAGCAATTCACGTTCTTGGTCATAGTTCAGTTTAGCAATGGTATTTAGACCTACGCTTTGGAACCACTCCTGGAAAGCTTCCATCCCTGAGGTTGTCAGTACATTGAGAGCTTTTTGTTTAAATCCAGGAGCGGCCTTATCCATAGTGCTAAGAAGTCTACCGACAGGTACGAACTCGGTTAGACCTACAACAGTTCCCCAAGCACCAGCAGTCTGCATCTGTTCGGGCGTAGCCTTATTGGCCGCAGCATCTCGAAGTGCTTCAGAGGTTCCCATACCTGGGATACCCAAAGCTGCTGGTACTTTTGCGAATTGTGATAACATAGAGGTACCGCCAGATGCAAAGGCTGCTGCAGTTTGAGCACCTATCTGCCCAAGACCTCTAGCCACTGACGTCTCAAATTCTGGCACCTCAGGATCAGTCGGGAAGAAACTTTCCAATCCTTCTTCTATAGCCCTGGCACCTTTATAGAGGATATCCTCACGTACATCAGCACCTGTGACACCCGCTCCTGCCGAAGCCAGCATATCAGCCATACCTACAGGCAATGCAGACGCCCCTTGAACAAGGGCATTCGCATCACTCTGTACACGTTCCATTACTGACAATTCAGGCTCCTCAGCTGTAATAGCAAACTGAGGGCGCTCTTGATTAAACTTTTCGATAAGACTTCCGGACTCTTGTTCCTTAGACAGTTGCTCTGCCTTGAACGTCTCCAGTAGTTTACCCATGATTACTCTCCTCTTAACTCATCGTCTAATTGTTTAAGGATGTCTTCAATTGCTACACCTTGAGTCTCGGCTTGTGTACGAAGCCAACCCATAGACATACCCTTTGGCAGTTCCACAGTTTTAACTCCCGGACCTTCGAAGCCCCAAGGATCCTCAGAACTGTAATAGTATCCAATATTCGCTGTGTCTGGAGACTTAGCATTCCACTCCGACAGTGCTGCGATATTCGATTCCACCGTAGCATCGTCATCATCAATCTTAGCGAGTGCTTTGTAAGCTGCGGTAACATCCTTAGTCTCCGCTGCACGATCCGCAAGACTCCGCTTTTGTTCTAAGGTAGTACGCGACACAGCTAAGCGTTGAGCTTCAGTTGCCCCAAGAATTTCTACCTGCTGCTGCAAGCTCAAGTCCTCAACATCTACATCACCGCCAAGGGCTGCTGTCAATTCCTGCCGACGTTGCTCAGCTTTATTAGCCAACTCAGATTTCTCAAGTGCTTCAGCCGATGTTAAGATATCAGCCTCAGTTTTCTTAAGAGTAGCTTTTGCTTGAGCTATTTCAGCAGGAGCTTTGGCTGCATTCAGAGTGAGTTCTTGCTCGACTTTCTGATCTAACAAGCCGCGATGCTTAATTAGTGAGTCATTAAGCTTTGCAGTCATAGCTAGTTTCTGCTGCGCCGTCTTCTGTTTCTGCTGAGCTAATGCACTACCAGCAATGTCACCGGCTACTAGGCGTTTCAGCTGAGCTACTTTAAAGTCGTCGCCAGCTATCTGCGAAATCATTGCAGGAGTAAGCCCTGTCAGGTCAACTTGTCCACCTGCCAGAGCATCAGAAAAAGGGAGAAGATCTGTCAGGTTTACCCCCTGTGGTTGGCCTGCAACTGGCGCACCTACTGCTGCGGGAGCTGTTACCGTTCCAGTCGTAGTAGATACTTGGCTACCGTCAGGTTGGGCCTTGATAGTTAATGATGTAGGACCTGGTTGGGTTGCGTCTGTAAGAGTGCCTAGATCAAGTCCCCCTAAGAGATTCTGAGGTTGAGCTTGGCCTACAGGAGCTTGAGGCTGTCCTCCACCTAATAGTTGCGCCAATTGTGCTTGCTGCTGTTGCTTAGCCTGAGCAGCCAAGCTAGACTGACCTACAGCGGTACCTATTCCTGCGAAAGGGTTATCTGGTGCAAAGCCCTTACCTAGCATATCTGCGATAATTGCAAACTGCTCAGGCTTCTGTTGTAAAAAATCCAAGAATCCTGCCATGACGATTATTTTCCTTTCCTATTTAGAAGAAACTAGATGCTATGCCAAGCATCCCGCCAACACCTGCTCCAATTGCTGTGCCTATTCCAGGTACCATCGAACCTACCATAGCCCCAGTAGCTGCCCCACTTAAGCCGCCACCGATAGCTGATTGAAGTTTCGAAGGATCATTACCTTTAGCCGTTGCTGACCCCCCTCCCAAAGCACCCATCAAGGCTCTGGAGTACTCAAACAAGTTCAACTCCCACAAAGTGCTTGCTTCCGCAGTAGTGTAATTCAGCTTATCTAAATCTTGCTTGCCAGCATAGTACAATTTCTGAAGTTCTGCATAAGAACCTATAACCGTCTGGTTCCAATCCAGGTGCTTAGTCCACCTTTCCTGTGTAATCTGTAAACCGTGATACTTAATCTGAGCCGTGAACTTGGTAACTTCCTTCAGCCGGTTAGCTTCTAGTAACGCCTTGCCTACAACGTAAGCACTTGAGTTAACAGAACCTATATCCCGCATCCCAGCATTAAGCATTGGAAGGGATTTTTGATTCATGCTATCTTGTGTACTCTGGTTAAACGACGCTACCAAATCGTCCATCTCAGTACCGTTGAACACTTGCTCGTAAGCCTGTGTCCATAAAACTTCGATGTCCAGCCCTGCCATAAACTTTCCGAACATGTCAAAGAGACTGGGGAAATCTGACACAACGTAATCCAGACCGAGTAGCCCGTCTTCAATATTAATATCCTCGCGATCTGCATAAGGATTAGCGCCCCAAGCTGTAGCAAATGCAGCCTTGAGATTATAGTCCCACGCGCCCGCTCCTGTCAGAAAGGACTTATGAATATCTTCTAGATAAGGAGCAAAGCGGACTTCTGATCTAGTATCTCCGCCACCTCCTCCACCTTTACCGCCGCCGCCCATAAGAGACTCCCTTAAATGTCTTTCGAGTGTACATAAATTTCGCTGTCAAAGCCTACCTTAGTAAATAACTTAGCTACCCGCTCATTAATAGTCATAACCACAACTTTTTGGCATCCGCAAGTTTTAGCATACTTAGTGAATATTTCCACAGCTCCGTTAATAATCTCCAGAGTCATAGGCTTAAAACCGTAAACTGAATGCAATACTAAATAATTAAAGTTCCAAAGTAGTTCTTCCTGCAGATAGGTAATGGTCATAGCGACCATCTCCCTATTACCTTCTGCGTCTGCTTCTGTCATCGTAACCCATACCTGAGCTTTACCCGATAATAGGTTACTAAGAAGGCTGCTGATAAAAGCTGCAGCAGTCGTCACGTTGACCCCGTTAGCCTCTATAGCCACAAACTTAATGGTGTCCCACATTGCTGTGATCTGTAGAGGTTGCAATTGTATCGTCATCAGTTACTCCTGTACTTAAGTTGTAGGCTTGCGACTTGCACGATTGAATCGCTTATCTGAAAACTTAAACCGTGCTGAGATATAGTCAATCTCAAAGTCCTCAAAGGATGCAGTCTTCACACGAATTCGGAATTCGATGCCGCTAACCATTGGGAAAGCTACACCTTCTTTATTCGTGATTACCCAAGGCGAGGTAACAAAAGCATCTGACTTATTAAACCTTGTATCAATTGCCACGTATAGAGCATTAGTCAGGTCAGTCCCAACTAGTACTTCCTGAAGGGTCTTAATTCCTCTGGTCTGCATATCAATGATGTCCGTAACCACTTCCTGCGTAACAGCGGCTAGCGCACTATGCGAGGCAAATACAACGCCATCAGCAGCAGTGAGATTAGCAAAGCCTCCACCCATACCGCTCTCGGTAAAGATCAGACCTCCAACAGAGCTACTGATGTATACCCTCTTATTGAGCTTATCGTAGAACATCACAATCAACTCACCGCCTGGGCTGATAGCTTCAATAAACTCTGCGTATCCAAGAACCTTCGGTTGCATTTCACCTTGAGACAGCATACAGAACTCTTTAAGCTTGTTAATATAAAAGTGAACTTTCTCATCGCCACAAGCTGAACCTGGGCCAAGAAGACCTACTTCAGATAACTTCTTAAAGCCAAAAGTAGCATACGGACTAGCCACTGGAATCATCAGAGTGACTCCCGAACTTCCATAGACAACAGGATTCTTATCATCCATAGAAAGGATCTTATAGATTAAGCCAGCACTATTACCAGCCAAGTGCTTATATCCTGCCTCATTACTTTCATCAAGGAGGATTCTTACATCTCCTATTTTAGACCAGCCCACAAGATTGTTCCTGGAATAGTCATCATAGAACGTGCCAACAATCGAACCTGTTGCGGTTAGTAATCCTGGAAACGAGAAACCCGGTCTGTAATCACCCTCGATACTGCATGTAGCGCTTAAGGTATCCCCGACACTAAAGGAGCCAAAACTAACTATTCCCGAAATTGTGGAGACTGCCTGTAGTATACCAAGCCCTATATCAGAAATGTCTCCGATGGGAATATAGTCACAGTAAAAAGTTATATCGTTATCAGAATTATGATCAAAACTATCTGTACTCGCCCATCTCCCTTCAAAGGAAGTCTGGGCACTCAGAGTAGCTTCTACAATCGTGATAGCCACGACTTAACCCGCAAGCTGAACTTTGATATTAGCGACCGATGCAACGCCTCCATTAAGACACGTCTGATCGCCACCAAAGTCGATGTAGCCCACTATCAACTTACTAGCATGAGTATCGTCATAGATAATCGCAGCACTAGCGGTTATATCGCCACCTGAAATTGACCATGAAGCGTTGTCCCATACTACTGTACCAAGATTTCCTGTATCATCCTGAGCTACTACAACATTAGCCAGAGTATTACCTCCCGCAGTATAGCCATAAAGAGTTGTTAACTCCGACGCTGAAACGTCAGAATAGTCCGTATCAGAAACCCTGTTAAAACTGTAGCCTGATGCCATAAGAATGATCTTGAAAACGTCTGTATCGAAATCGATTTCTGCCTTCAGGATCTGCTCAAGAAAGTTGTTTGCTAAATAACTGGCCATAATGTAACTCCTCTTATATTAAGGTATTTTTGCGACAAGCCCTCTACAAGCAAAGCCAGGGGGTCCGAAACTACTTAATTCTATACTATCGACAAAGCGTATTGTACCGTCAAGGTTTAAGTAATATACGTAAATATCATTTGTACCTGAGACCGCAAAGTATCTCTTATTCAAAGGAATGATAGCATGTCTAACATCTGGCCCGCTATAATTATCTGCGAGACTTAGAAAGCTGTGCACAGCCGCAGTGTACATCCCTGCTGCATGAGTCTGTATATAGAACCCATAGTATATCATTGCGTAGCCAGAATTTATCGGAAATCCCTCGCCAGAGAAAGCTTCCCCAGTGGGCTCCCAGTCCTCGTAGTTCATCTGGTAAAAACCCCAACTTGTTATACCTCTATCTACATTGTAGGCGTAAGGATTGGCAACAACTAACGTCGGTCCATTATTACCGTTTCTATAGCCATCACGTAATACTACACCTAGATCCGAATCAAAAACCTTATTTTCATCAAAGGGAGAAGCGTTCTCACTCACATTAAGTTCTCCACGTGCGACGAACATTCTGACTTCACCCCTCGCAGCAAATCCGAATAGCTGCGGCCATGCGTAAATCTTAGAATCTGTTGCCTGATCTGGAATGTATGTCCAGTAAGTATTGCTCTCTCCGTTCGGGGGGAAGTTAAAAGGATTACCTATTATGGGAATATACGTTAACACATATAAAGTGCCTTCAAAATCTACAACCATTCCTGTGTAACCTGATAGTTGTGGACTTAGGTCACTTCCGAGTTTCAGCAATCTATGACTTTTATTAACCACATAGTAATTAAGTGCTGTGTGAACTATAGTTCCCCCATTACCCTCTAGTACATCAAACTGACTAAAAGGTTCTTCCCTACCTACAACCGGAAGAATCCCGTTGACTGCCTTTTGGCTTACTAATAATAATTTTGCATCTGCTTCTATATCCTCTATAACAACCACAGCATCGGACTGGTCATATAAATCTATAGCTTGTAAATGCTTACCTTCACTGGTTTGGTGATAGCCCTCATAAGTAAGAGTCTCAGTTAGGATATTAAAACTAGCCGCAACCACAAAATCTTCCACTACGTTACCGTCATAAGTCCCGTATATATGTATGAGATCCTCAAAACCACTACGCCCTTTATGCCAGTGGCCACAAGGCATATGCCGCTTGATATTTTCCTTAGAATAAACATTCGCTTTCATGGGCCAGACTTGAGGTTCGTCATCTTCCCTACCTGTGAAGTTAACAGGGTCTCCTGCTTCCTGCATCCAACGAGGATTATTCAAGTAGCCCCACTTATTGCCTTGCTCAATAAAGTCCCAAGGACCAATCTCAGGAGTAGCCCAGCTAATCTGCTTAACTACAGGGACTTCTTCCTCTACAGGTACAGAGTCTATAAATATTAATTTAACAGGCATAAGCTAATCCTAACCGTGCGCAAAAGCATACTTTAAACTTGCGCAACCTGTGGGAGACATATCCAAAGTATCCGTAAGAGCAGGGACTGCTTTAGCGATCCTAAAACCCATACCTGTAGCAGATCGTATATCAGAGTTCCAAGGAAAGGAGTACACAGTAGGTCCTGGAAACATCACAGGCAAACCATAGTTATCAGCCCCATCTGTCCGGCTAAACAAGATTCCGTATTCGCTACCTGCTGATAACGCTTGGGCAGCACTGAAGTGAACCCACACTTCTAACCGAGTTACCAAAGTTTGCCCCGCGTCTATTGTAATAGGTAAAGTAGCTACAATAGAATCAATAGCATCCCCTCCATCACGCGTTACTAAAAAAGCTTGATAAGTAGCCCCTGCAACAGCTGGAGCGATAACGCCACAAACGCCATACAAAGTAACATTCTCACGACATAGGAACATGTTCCCTTTCGCCGCGTAGGCCGAAGAGGATCCCGACCCTCCGTAATCAAAATCATTATGCCCTGCCTGTACGCGACTATCGCCTCCCGCAGCAGCCACAGCTTGCAAAGCAACTTTATAAAGCCACATAGCTGTGCCACTATTCCAAGTATTATCAGGGGCAGAAACGTCACCTCCAAGTTTAATATCGTAGAGGCCTCCTGCAGCCCCGAACTCCATACGACCATTAGCATCTACTTCAAAAGGATTTATAAGACTAGTCCCATCGTGCTCAAAAATAGTTGCTTTATCTCCATCTACATAAGTATGCCCGCTAGCCTGCTCATCGTACACAGTGACAGTTAGCCCTTCTTGCAGATCTGGAATATTTACAGCTGTAAAAAGTTCCATGTTGCGCTCCTTTTAATAATCTTCAGGGCTACCTACAAACAGCTGCCCGTTAATTCCTGCGACACAATTGCTGATCGGCATAGTCTCATCGGTAACAACTTCCCATGTATGCGAGGTTGTATTCCGACGGATTATTTGCTGCCCGTTGGCCATTACCAAGTAGTCATGGAAATCTGCCAGCGACCATAAGACGCCTTCTGTAAGGCCTGAGAGTACCAACTCGTATGTACCTGAAGTGTATTCCCAAATCTTGGTAGCCCCAGCTACGATGGTATGATCTTCTCCAACAAAGACTTGTGGATAAGGAAAAGCTTCCCCAAGCGTGGTAATATCCGTAAGGAGGCTAAGCGCATCTACTGCCCTAAGAGTGCCATCCTCCGGAATCATTCCATCTGCTTTAATCAAGGCTTGCTCATTCCTCTTATTCTTCACAGTCTTTCGTAGACCGTTAGCAAGAGCATCATTGATTAAGCCCTCATACTCACGCATCGAAAGCCTCCATTATGCTCTCCATGCCTTTCCTAAGTTTCTCCTCAGTAGGCTTGGGAGTCGGCATAGAAGACAGTGTATCCCCAAAGGACAAACGTTTCCTGGTTTCGACAGCAGCTTCTTCGGTAATCTTCTCAAAGGAGATACCAGGATTATCGGCCTCTACTTCTTGAATAATCTTACCAACCAAGTCCTTATGCTCAACCAGATCCTTATTATCTTTATAAAATTCAGTGCTGACTTTCTGAAGTCTGGATGCACTAACAACCAAATTCTGGATGATCGCTGGAAGAGCCCTCAATGCTTCCTCAACAGCTTCCTGCTTAGTTTTAAGAAGCAGTTCATCAATTTGTTCTTTTGTATAATAGCTCATCATTCAGCCTTTCAGTTGCCTAATGTTAATGCCCTCTTGATCGACTAAATCAAGTTCAAGATCAAACAGTGAAGTCTCAATAGCAGCTAACCAATCCCTAGCACCTTCCGAGTTTCTGTATGAAATCTCAAGATGATAAAGAGCTGCCCAAACTAAGAGCATTTCGTGATTTAATGTCCAGTAGTTTTCACTAGCATCTACAGTTAATATAGTTGAATAAAACTTTCCTTTGACTTCCATCTTCAGAATTCTGTCAGTAGGCGGAAAGATAATACCGTTGAACTTCGCAGTATCAGTCTGTGTGCCTGTAAGGAAACCTGCTGTAGCTGTTCCCTCTTTAACTCGATAAAAACCGGGAGAATATTTAGCAGGAAATCCTGAGTTAGCTTCTGCCAGTGGACCTGGGAAAGTTTTCAAAATTTCAGATTCGGGTACTTCAGTTAGTTGTTCCCGGACAATACCATCGTCTGCCCAGACTTGTTCAATTACACGACACGCAGTAAGTTCTAGGAAGAAATCATCTACTGCGATATCATAGAATCCAACAGCTACTTCTGCGCCGGTATCAGCACGGCGATCCAGAAACTTGCTAGCTGCTTGGATAAAGAAGTCGGCGCCATTATCTACATAGTCCACAGTATCAACTACCAGATCGTAGCGACCGCTTAACTTAACAAATTGAGTTCTAATCGCTAACAGATCCATGATGCTTCCTTTCAGTTCTCAAAGCGGATATCAATATTAACTGTTTCGATATCTTGCATAGGTGTTTCGTAAGGCATAACACTCTCGGGACAATTACAGTTATTATGACGCGATTCTACGCGCTTACGCATGACATCAATATAGCCTGTGCGCATACCAGTATCTGTTTCAAACTCTTGCATCAACTTAGCGATTGCTGTCTCTAAATCAATGCCAGCTTTCTTTACTTCTTCAACTGTCATAGCCATGCTGAACTCCTTCGTTCAAAATTTAACGGTAGGGGAAGACCGAAGCCCTCCCCCACCAGCTACCTTACGCAGCGTTATCAGAACCGAAGCCAGTCAGGTATGCACACTTAGCAGGGTGATGGAACTCGAGACCCGACTCAGTGAGATACTCTTCCTTGGTTCCATCAATGCGATTACCGGAACTAGACACTTCCTTCTCGTTCATGCCGAAGAAGGTTGTATCATCGATGTACCGATAGTGCACATCTTTTGGATCGAAGATAACCGCAGTATTACGGTTAGTCGCTTCATAAGAGAACAAAGGATGACGTTTGAAGTAAACGACGCCGAATGGAGTTACCCACTCAGTGACTTTGATGCCGTATGCACCAGTCTTAACATTCAATTCGAACTTCGAAGAACTCTGAGCCTTGACAAACTTGTTGATTGCCAAGATAACACCAGAGCCGCAGAAGCACAGACGCTCATCTCCGCCATAACGGAAGACATGCTCAAGGATTACGTCCAGCCAATCGCCAGCACCAGCCAGCCAAGTCTTACCACCGGTACCTGCTTCGGTAGCATAGGCATCGTCCAAACTGTAATCAGAGACGGTAGAACCGTCAGCAACAGCCCCACGAATCCAAGGAATCAAGCCCTTAGTAGTACGCTCAGGCTTGCCGTTGGAACCAGTGTTCTCAGTACGAATGCCCCAAAGATAGGCTTTCTCCATCTCCATTGCATGAAGCTGCAGTGCCTCACGCTTAGCCTCTTTGTACTGCTCATAAGTACGAAGCTTGGTGCGTCGCGCAGTACGAGTGATGTCCAAAGAGTTACGGAAAATCTGAGTCAGATTGTAGAACTTCACTGGATCGTACTGAATCGCGTCTGGCATTCCCGCGCCCTCAGCATTAATGTTACCAATGATCAGGAGAGTATCACAACTCGCGATACCAGTAGTGGTTGGATCATCCTCAAGCAGAAGAACTGTTGCATAAGAGTTAGCGCCATTAACAGTCCTGGCAGTAACCTTCGCGACAGCATCGTCAAGATGATCAGAAGAATTACGAAGCAGCACTTGATGCCCAGCACGAATTTCAGCAATACGAAGAGCTGACATCTTCACATACAAGGTATCGCCAGCAGTACCGCCAGTGGTATAGGCAGTCGACAGCACGTCGGTATAGACGTTAGTGATATCCCCACCCTGAGTTGGCAGACCTTTGGTGAACCAGTAGTACTCAGGATCAGTTGCCCGCTCAGACTTCATCAAAGCAGTCAGAGCAGTAAGAGGTGCGTCCCCATTAGGGTACAAAAAGAGAACTGTTTCCCGCCAATCTTTAGGACGGAAATCAGAATCACTCCAATCAGCGGTTCCCCGCTGTCCAAAAAATCCAGTATCCATTATGTAACTCCTTTGTTACAAAAGTTTACAGCACATCAGATATGTGCCGATCTTGTACCGATAACTTCTTTCCACCTCCGCCAGAACGTCCCCCTTGCTTTCCAGGTAGTGCCGGCTTCTTAGGCGGGGTCGCCGCAGGGGTTTCAGGCTTCTCAACTACAGCCTCCCCCTTCTTCAACCCTAACATCTTGCGAGTACGTATTTCGGTTTCTTCAAAGATCTGCTGTAGAGTGAAGTCAGGATGCTCTCCAGCAACCTCATTCGACACTGCCGCAACAGTCTTCCGCACCGGAAGTAGATCCGCATTCGCTTCGTAAAACTCATCTACTATAGCTTTCAATCCATTTTGCTGAGTCACTTGACTCGATACTGCACTAGGGAGATTCTTGTAGATGTTCTCCGTAGTGGTGTTTATCGTACTGTTCACAACATTCGAGAGGAACTTATTAAAATCGTCCTTACTCGAAAGGATGGTATCCAAATCTGCATCGCCAACGAAGTCGTAAAGCTCAGCAGCAGCCAAGGTATTACTGGCAGGTGTAGTAGGTGTCTCGCCATCAGCTTCAGCCGCAGGAGCTGCCGGAGCCGCACCTTGAAGAGATTCGACCTTCTCCAGCAAAGTAGCTACCTGATCCTGTAGAGCTTTAACAGTAGGGTCAACATCACCTTCTGCAGGAGCAGGAGTAACCTCATCCTTCACTGCAGGAACAATAGGCTTACCTTCACTATCTAATTTCGGCTCTGGAGGAGGATCATCATCCTTGCCTTTCGCAGGAGGAGGATCAGTAACTTCTGGCGTATCACCATCTTTCTCAACCTTAGGTGCTGTTCCGTCATCTACTTCCTCTTCTTCCACTTCTGGAAGCTGGAAGGACTCTTCTACAAAATCCTCCAAGTCCTCCTTAAAGTGCTCAGGAATCTCTTCGCTAAAAAAGTCAGCTACGTCAGCGGCGATAGTACCTTTATCAACCACTGCTTGCTGCTCTTCTGCTTCCAACTCTTCGTCAGTCCCCATCTTCATCTCCTTGCTTCTCTTGTGCTTGCTTAGTTTCCAGCATCAACTTAGGCTCAATCAGCAAATTCCGAATAGCCTCCAAAGAACCCCTAGCACGGTCTGCTTCTTTATCCGTCACAGTGTGCTCAGGGTCTTCTAAAATAATTTGTAAGTCAGGAATCCAACCCTCTATCGAAGCCTTCAGTTCTTTCCAAAAAGCACCCTCAATGCACTCTTCCAATGCTGCTGCAGATAATCCACTCATTAGACTTCTTCTCCCACGGGAACGAGGTTCCCTTTCCTTGCTTGTTCGAGCACCTGTTCATCAGGCGCACTTTGAACCTTAATAAAGTCAGTAACATTCTTAGCTCCGTTGTTGCGAGCTATATGCATAAAGATTCTGGTCAAATCAAACTGCTCAGCCAAGCCAGGAGTACTTGCAATAACTTGGAACATCTTCTCCCAAACTTGCGAGTAGTTGCCACCGGGAATAGAGCCATCACGAACCAGGATATCATAGCCTACCTGCAATTCGCTAGGGTCAATCAACATCCGACCCTTCTTAATCTTCTTACCATACTCCTGAGTTAACTGCGCTTCATGATCCCCAAGGACTTTAATATAGAACTCCTCAGAAGCAAACTGCTGTGTATGCGCAGCGAACTGGTATCCGATATCCTGCATACCTTGAAGGCCGATAATCTTAGCCATCCTCTCAAGGCGTGAAAAGCCAGCTTGTTGCGTACCTTGATATTCAGCACTGGAGAGCCGCTCAGGGCCACCCTGTCTCAGGGAACCTTGCATAGCTCCATCAACAGCACCGATCTTATCCATCAGCTGAACGACCCAACTAGAGTCACCGACATTCTGACGAGTTACATCGTTGACTTGAAGCTGCTGGATTGAATCCTTAACGCCTTTGCCCCAGGCAGGTTTCCGAGTTCTGATGAGCCAACCATTCTGAGGATTTTCCAAGTCTTTCGAGTTAATCTGATACGGGTCATAAACGAAGATATCATTCACTGCCTTACGTACATTAGCAATATGCACATTGAAAAGCCAATCCAAAGTACCCTGCATCCCACTAAGCATTTCAAGCCGTGCAATCGGAGTACTGGAATAGCCATCAAAGTCTGGCGCGATAATAGATACAGGGAACATCCCGTGATTAAGCTCTGTAGGACGTGCCTGAATAATGATGCTATCTCCAGCCAATTTGAAGTACCACTTCTCAGGGTATTCCGAATCACCTAGGTCCCAATCCTTAGGTATCAGATTAACGTACATATGCAGCACGTCAACTGGATTAGTATCATTCGTGCTATCTTCTGGATTACCTCTGAAGCGAATACCACGATCAGAGTTATCCTTGTCCATGATGGCAGTCTTACGATTCTTAGTTGCTTTCACAAACTTAACATTGAAGATATGTTCTGGAGACTCCTGCTCTTCTGAAAGCAGAGCCATCACATTAGTATGTTCAATCCATCCGAAGAATTCCCCACTCTGAACCTCATGAGCAGGGACGTTTGGATCAAGTAGAGCCTTATAAGGGTCAATATTAATCAGGGAGTTACCCTCACTAATAGTCACATCCTGTAGAATCTGCTTAGTACCATTCTTCTTAAAGCGATTTGTAATAGAGGACACAAAGCCTACATCCTCATTCACTAGACGCTTACCTGTTTGTATCTTCCAAGAAGGGACAGTAATCCCTATCCCATAAGCAAAAGAGTCCCGGAACATTGTGTGCAAGGAGAGGGCCACTTTGTTCCGGGCGCATTGCAACTGAACTGCTTTTGTCAGGAGTATACTCCCGAGAATGTCGTCCGGTCCGTGCCCTTCGTACCGAAAGATTGGTTCCTGGAAAAATGCTGCTACCATGTACCCCAGAAGAGATTCAAGAATAGCATGTGTATAAGGATAGACAATACTCACTGGCTTCCGAACATCTTCACGCTTAATCCTATCCTCTTCATCAGTGGTAGGAATGTAAGCTGTCAGCGTCTTATCAGTCGCTCTCCATGAAGTATGCCGCTTACTCATGTGGCTATAACTGGTACGCGCACGCGAGAGAAGCTCCCTCACTAGATCCTTATGTAGCTTAGAATCCGGCTTCAACGGAAGACCGTCTGGGTACTCATACTGAGCATCCCTCATCACATCCCGCATAGCCGGTGTGTCCATCTGAGTGCCCGGTTCACCTTGCAATATAGTAGGCATTAAACGTTCCTTCCGTTAAATATTATACATAGGAATCAAAGTCCAGTGGTTTCTCATCCTCTAGGGAAGAGTAATCTTCGTCTTCCAGTATATCATTATCATCTGAAGGATGGAAGTAATCACCTTCGATTTCCATAAGTTCTACAATGTAGGCAGTGGCATCCATCACATCCCAGAGTTTAGACTTGGGAAAGGACATCAGTTGTGACTCCAACTTACTGCAAACATTCGGATTGTGATATACGTAACCTAGCCGATAGAAGGGAGCCAATGCTGCAACTCGATCTGCCTTATGTGCGCGGGCAGAGAGTTCAACAAACCTAGGGTAAACACCCCTAGCCATCATTTCATTCTTAATCGGCTGAGTAATAAACTCATTCAGGGAAGTAACCTCAACGGCTAATACAGTGGCCTTGAGGCTCTCTACCATTTTAAACATGTGATCGTATAACTCATCTGGGCGAAACTTCCCAGAGACAACGTCCCGTATATAGATTCGATGACTATCACGATCCACCCCGATGCCAACAATCGCACTATCAGCAGAGTGCATCTGAACAGTCTTCGCAGGATCGACGATAACTACATTGATCATACGTTCTGGACGAAAACTCTCATCAGTCTCATCGTAGTCTTTAAAATACTCGGCCTTGAACGTAGCGTCCTCAGTTGAGATAGGGAGGTTACGATACTCCCGGAAGAAGACATCTGCTTGGCCTTTCTTCTTGTACTCCATGTAGAGGGCTTTACAATCCTCAGAGGACATAAAGTCTGGCCAGTTACTATTAAAATCATCGTCGCAGAGCTCAAGTCTAACGGAGTCCCATGAGGGATCTTCCAATAACTCAACAATCAAAGAGTCTTCATGCAGTACAGTACCGATGATAATGATCTTCCAATCTTTCCTACTACGATCGACGCAGTTGCAAAGGTCAGAATAGAACCAAGTCTTCAGCTTCTTCCGCTGCTCTTCAGAGTCGGTACCTTCCGTTGTCTCAAGATCATCAATGATAATGAGGTCGGGTCTTGTACGGCCAAATAGCTTTCCACGAACCTGCTGTCCTGCACCTCGTGGCAACACCCTTACACCATTAGCAGTTGTCCAAGCTTCCTTCGACCAGTTGTACGTAGCCTTCATAGGCCCAAAGAGATTGATGATGTCAACATTAGAAATCAGTTCCAGCTTCAGATTCTCCGACTGCTCAATGGCCGAACTGGCAGTAGCCGAGACTGGCATGATGAACTTCTTCTGTTGAAAAAGAATCTTCTGCGCAGGGTAGATGATAGTCCCTAGAGTGGTCTTACCAAATCCCCTAGGCGCAGCTATGCACACTTTTTGCTTCGAATCGTCATTCATCAGATCGAAGATAACTTCGTGGATGCTTGTAAAGGGACGTTCGACCCTATCTGGAAATATGACCTCTGCTGTCTTCTTCATCGAGACAGAACAGTCAGCCATAATATCCAGTATTTCATCGGATCTAATATCCGCCATACAGCTCTCCTACAAGTTGTTTATCAAGATTCATCATAACACAGTATATGTATCTATGCAACCAGTCTTTAAAAATAGTTCCCGTTTTCTATTGAGTGGGTACTACCACATGTCCCTCAACTATAACAGTGAAGAACGTAAAGGCAGTCGTTATGTTGTCATAGATAATCAACTGAATATCTTCATCAGGCCCCACTCTGAGAGCCGCACCCATTTTGTTAGCGCCTGCAAAAGTCATGCGGCCTAAGAAACCGTCCACCCCTTGTTGAGGATTTGTAGCTGCATGAATATCAAAGTCGAACATCATACTGGCTAAGTCACCATTAGTTTGCGCAGTGAAGAGGTTCATTGTAGTGCCGTTGACATGCCTTAAAAGGATGCCGTAGGTTAAAGCTGCATCGTCACCAAAAGTAGTTAAGTCATTAGCTGCGGCTGAAAGGCCTAGAAAGATAATTCGGGTTACATCAACGATTAAAGGCAGCCCAGGATCTGATGCACGTAAGCTAAATACTTGAGGAGTAGAACTCCCATCGACAGCCATGTTAACTATTCCAGCAGTAATCGTCGCGCCAATAGGGTAGGCAAAATCTAGCGGGGGATGCACTGATACAACACTACCTGCCACTGCCCCAATCTGTTGCCCTGTGTAGTAGCGGTTTCCAATAGCATCAGCAATAACGATAAAGTCGCCAGCGTCAAAACCTGTAACAGATGTTACTGTAACTGAACGATCATCAATAGCGCCGACAACTGATAGGGTTGTAGTATTCCCTACTTGATTCAAAGGGACAATCATAGTTGGCGCAGTATTGTCTTGCCACAACGTAGGCACAGCCCCATCCTCGAGAACCGGGAACTGCACCATATTCCCGTCAGGGTTATCTACCCTCATGCCATATGTAGGGAAACCCAATCCCAAGACGATCAACAAACTAACAAGTACCTTAAAGAGCGTTTTCATAACGTGTTCCTTTACAGTTTAAAGTTATCCTGAATCAAGCGCATGTAGTCATTTATATTATGATCTTTGAACAGCTCAGAGGCTTTAAACTTCCCTAAGGTCTTGAGGGTCTCAATGAACTGTTCCCAATAAGAAGGGCCTTTAGCATGTCTGCCAAGTCGATCAAAGTAAACCATCTTACCCACGTGACGCCATCTCAGGAGAGTAGGCACCTTGCAAACCATATCTACATGATTCACATGGCGGAAGGTGATAGAACTAAGATGCTTCCTGTATGCGTTCCTAAAGCCTTTACCACCAACTCGTGGAGAGCCATAAGTATATACCCCATCCACACGGCGACCTTTCGTCCAGAAGTCAAAGGCGCACAAGGTAGCTAACGCCGCTCCCAAAGAGTGACCAGTAATGTAGACTGGAATGCTCTCTGGGACGCCCCGTAATTCGCGCCGAATAGGAAGGCAGATATCTCTATATGCTTGCACAAAGCCGCTATGACAGCTCTTACCGTGGAACTGCTCTTTCAGGATATTCAGGTCTGTCAGCCAGTCTACAAGCTCATCAGACTCGGTTCCTCTAAAGGCTATGATCACGCGATCCCATTCCTTGATAATACGAACTTGCGTTGAGCCTCTAGTGATAATACCAGGATGGTCAGTGTAAGCTTCACGTGAAAAATAGGCCAAATGATATGCTAACTTATCTGAGTACATCCTGAGTCCCTTCCGTTAAAGTTTAACCGTAGGTTATGATACATCCTGAACGATCTCTTTTACTTCACCACGTGTAAGAGCATCGCAATTCTCACAAGGACGCTTCCTGCCAACGAGACATTTGAACTGAGTCGTTAGTGTGGTAATGCTATCGTGATCTGTCTCACGGTGTTCGAATAGCTTCTTGATAAGCATATCGTTCTGTGTGACGTATCGGCGGAGAAAGAAGCCGAGAAACACGTTGACAGAACCAAAGGCTGTGGCCATCACACCTATTGCCCATATCAGAACATTGGAGTTCTGAACCAAGGCCTGAGGTGGTCCGGCGTATACTAAGGACGCAACAGCAGATAAAAGCACTGTCACTGCGATCACTAACTGCAAGCGAAACTTAGCTTTCATACTCATCCCTCCGGCTCCACTACTTCAGCCTCAACAACTATAGCAGACTCCATAGCGCGGCCAATAGCACGTTGCTTAATTCCCTCTATGTCTTCTGCATTGAAATGTCCATGAAGGTTCAGATTCCTTACTTCCTTCGGAGCAGCATGGCCAGCTCTATCGAGCAGCTTCTCTGCATGAGCCAATCTTAGTGGCCCGGGTATAGTTTCATTATCCACCTTGCCGTCAGTAATAGCTGTCTCCAATAACTTAAGCGCAGCCGGAGCAAGTTCCTTAATCCTGGAGGAGATATTAACTGCATCTTTATCAGCAGCTAACTGCATCCCCTTCAGCTTCTCTTGAACCATCTCTGAATTCCGCACATAGCTAACAGTCTGCGGAGTCAGGTCTAGGTCATTTGCAATAGCTGTGTTCTTTTGCCCTAAGAAGATACGCCTAGCAATCTCCTGATACCTATCCCACATCTGCACAGGTTCAAAACCCTTCTTAGGCGCATTAGCAGTTCTGCGACGTTGGTCTAACATCTTACCGGCTGAGTTCTCACAGAAGTCCTCAGAGCCTTTAGTTTGTACAATCTCTTCATCCATAATAAAAGTCTCCTATACAGACAGTTATACCAGACGGACAGCAACTTGTCAAGAATTAAATTTGGAGAATCGCATAAGACAGGATAAGCCTCTTAGGAGCTTTGCTGCTATGTTTAAATTTTAACCGTAGTGATCCTTGGCAACTAACAAACCCTGTATATGTTTAAAAAAAAATTTCTATCTCGATTACTATTCTCATATCAGTGGCGGCATTTGGGGCTTTTTGGGGGATTGAAATTCTACATAACTTTTATTAGTGCGTCAAATAGTACATGAATAGCACCTTATACCCCCATTGGCCCTTTGGCACTGGCACAGCCTAAGCCCGCGTAATCATTGAGGTTATTCGATTCTCCTGGACAAACACCGGCTCTTATGGTTTAATGGGGACACATTGAACGAAGGGATTGCAACCTTACTAATCATTGCTAACAGGTTCATTGACATCGTTGAGGCCGGGCCACGTATCCATTCAACCCGGAATAATCCCACCTGATGAGTGACCGGCATGTAACCGGCTTGGCAATGTGGGTACCTGAGAAATACATTGAGGGTTTTATAATAGGGCTATCAGGAAAGGCTCCTATTATGACTACACAAACAAGTGTACAGGAAACATTGGCGTACTTTGAGGAAATGCAACAGGAACTAGGCAGTGATAATGATTTAGGTTGGGTCACGGGTTATATTTGCGGGCTAGAGGCAAGTGGCACACTACCTGATGGCGGCTATGAGGAACTAATGAACTGGATGCGTAAGCAACTTAAATAACTATTATAGCCCTACTATAAAGCACTCAATGTATTGAGATTCTAAGGGTCATTAATGCCTCTGATGCTATCAATCAACTAACATAGCTAAGGAGCATATCATGGCTACACAATCCCGTTTAGAGAAGATCGTTACTATCGAATGTATGTCGGTTGCTGGTGGAAATCTTTCAAAGCTACCTGACTCCCACAAATACTTCGTTAACATCCAACTGGACTACACCAACGTGGACTTCGAGACGGCTATTGAGCTAGCAAGCGGTGGTTCATCTGTGAGGGTTAAAGCACAAGCGTTGCTGCGAGAACGTGAGGCGGATCTGATCAAGGAAGGTACTGTTGCTGAGTCTGCCAAGGATGTCAAGGCTGCTGACTTGGGTACTATCGTATTTGACGTGGCAGTAGACTTTGAGTCTGAAGGCCGGGAGTACAATGCTGAAGCAAGAGGCAAGTCTGCCTTCAAGAAAATGGACGACAGTCAACGGATGGCATTTATCATGGAGACCTTAGGTGTCGATGAGGATACGGCACAAGGTCTGCTGAACAAGGACTAGGTATTACACGGCAGGATATCAGGGCAGCAGAGGTATTAATGACTCTTGGAAACTCTTGGAGGTAACGACATGGACTTTATTATGCGTGTACAGTTTATCACAGGAAAAGATTTATATATTCTAGGAGAAAGTGAACATGATTGCACTAATCAATTAAACGAGTACGAACAACAATCTATAACAGGTATATGGATATATAAGCATTATAGAACATTTATGTAACTTATTACTTCCAAGAGTCAAATGAACTTAGAATCTCTACCCTCCTATGTATAATATTTAACCGTAGGGACATGATGCCTCTATTCTATTGTGAACCCACCGAGGCTATGAGGCTAATGAGGCCAGCGAACTCACCCCGCCTGCCTTGCCCCAAATTCCTTCCGAAGGGGTGCTGGGTTTGTAGTTCTGTAGTAAATAAACAAAAAAAAAAAAAAAAAAAAGATATAAAAAAAAAGGAAAAACCAACACCCAATACGTTCTATCACTCTGATATTAATTTGGGAGAAGCAAAGGGGGGGAT